CGTCTCTGCCAGCGTGGCAGCGGGGCTCCACCCGAAGGCCGCCCCGTTGCTCAGGGCGAACGTCTCTGCCAGCGTGGCAGCGGGGCTCCACCCGAAGGCAGCGCCACCGGATGTCAGGAAGTCCTCAGAGGTTGTGGCGTCAGGGGACCAACCGAAGGCCGCCCCGCCGGAGAGATCGAATGTCCCGCCCACCTGATGATCGAGCAACGCATCCGGCACCCAACCGAACGTGGCTCCGCCGGAAGTCAGGAAGTCCTCGGACAGCGTGGCGGCAGGGGACCACCCGAAGGCCGCCCCGCCAGAGGTCAGGAACGTCTCTGCCAGCGTGGCGGCAGGAGAGAAGGCGAACGCTGCGCCGTTGCTCAGGGCGAATGTCTCGGCGAGGGTCCCGCCGTCGCTCCACCCGAAGGCCGCCCCGTTCGACAGGGCGAACGTCTCTGCCAGCGTGGCGGCAGGACTCCACCCGAAGGCCGACGCGCCGGAGGTCGCGAATGTTTCGGCCAGCGTAGCATTGGGAGCAAACCCGAACGCGCCTCCTCCCGAGTCAATTGTAATTGGGAGCGGCCAGCTCAGCGTGCCCCCCGGCGACCAGCCGAAAGCCGGGTCCGACGACGCGACCACGAAGTTCTCGGACAGCGTGGCGGCAGGGGACCAGCCGAACGCCGGGGCGGACGAGGTGATCGTGAAGCCAGTGGACGGCGGCTTGAACGAGATGCCACGGAAGCAGTAGAACGACCGGGTGTTGGCAGGGGCCGTGGTGGTCGAAGCCGTCGAGGAGGACGAAGACGAGGTGTTGTCGATCCGGGCGTTCTGCGAGTTGGAGTCAGCGCCGGTCGTTGTCGAGGAGCCGGTGCCGATTGTGAACCCGGACGCCGCCGTGAGGAACGACGTGTTGTCGAGGCAGCCGCCGAAGATGACGATCATCCGCTCCGAGCCGGAGACCGTGACGGCCGGGATGCTCCCGTTCGCAGCCGTGAGCTTAGCGCTCAGCGCTATGGCATCGTAGGGGTCCCCCGATGTCTCGCAGCCGCGGATAACGTCAACGCGAGCAGCGAAACACGTCGTGCTGCCAGTCGGAGCGCCGGTCGGGCGCGTGACGGTAACAGTCGTCCCGGACCCAGTCGCCCGCTTCCAGTAGGTGTAGATGAACGACTCTAGATACCCCGACCCGCTGTTGCCGGTGACGCCCGTAAGCGAGGTCCACCCACTGGGTGTATTCGGAGAAAGCGTGTCAGCAGCAGGATCGGGGAAGTACCCGTTGACCGTCAGGACGAGGATGTCGTCGGTGGTGTGCGTCGGCACGGTGGGCGTGACGTCGCCCGTGGTGACGGCTGCGATCGAGCCTTGGGCTTGGAGAGTCGGGGCAGCCATGCCGAGGCTACCCGGCTAGTTCGTGTTCGGGCAGACCCACGTCTGCGGCGAGGTCCCCGGCGGCGGCGGGCACGTCCTGGGCCCGCCGCCGGAGAGGACGATCACCAGCATGACGAGAGCGGCCAGCGCGGAGACGATGGCGCGCATGGCTACATCGTCTCGGTCAGGGTCAGGGTGGTAACCGAGACCTGTGCACCGGACTGGATCGCAGTCGAGTTGATGATGAGGTCGCACGTCGCGGTCCCGACGGTGCCGTCGTACACGTTGTCCGTCACGTCCACGCCACCAGTTTTCAGGGCTCGGAACCATGCCGCAGTGCCCGTTGCCGCAGCCGAGACAGCGGTGATCGAGCCTGCCGTGGCGACGCCGTTGGACGACGCGCCGAACGCCGTGGCGTTGAACGTCAGCTCGGCGAGCAGGGTGTTGCCTGAGATGGCGGTGCTCGCCGTGGCGGGCTGGGTGCCAGAGTAGATGCGCAGCTTGCCGCTGTTCAACTGCGTCTTCCACGCGTCGAGCGCAGCGCCCGCCGCGCTGGCAGTCCGCTTCGGGTTCAGTGCCATTGAGTGTCCTCCTTCAAGGGGTCAGTGCAAGTATCGGGGTTGATTGAAATGGCGTCAAGGAACATGGACCAGCTCCACCGGGCGGCCCGTGGAGTCGCGCTGGACAGAGAATGTGCGCTGGGTGCCGTCAGACAGTTGCTCCACGACTGCCTCGATGCGCTGCCCCTGCTGGTCGCGCTGGAACGAGGACTGGGTCACGTAGACTCCGGGGGCTCCGCGCGGTCCACGCTCTCCGGGTTGCCCCGGGGAACCGTCAACGCCGTCACGCCCCGGAAGTCCGTCAGCTCCCATGGGTCCCACAGAGCCGTCTGCCCCGTCGCGACCATTGGCTCCATCGTGTCCGTCGATCCCGGAGTCCCCCTTGGCGCCCTGAGCGCCCGGGTCGCCCTTGTCGCCCTTGTCACCCTTGTCACCCCTCTCTCCTTTCAGCCTAGCTGCAAGCGCCATCTGGTCCCGGAGCACCTGATCCTCTGCCTCGGACATGGCCTCACGGACAGCGTCCTCTTGGGCCACACGGGCTGCCCTGATCTCTGCCCACGTTGCCATTACGCGAATGCCTCCCAGAACCACATGTGGCTGCCATCCGTAGAGCCGGGGTCGAGGACCGCCCCGTTGACAGTGACGGTGTACGCGGACGTGCCCGGTGGGATGAGCGGCCACGTGGTGGACTGCTGGAACGTAAGCCAGCTCCGGCGCAGCGTCTCCACTTGGCTCTCCTCGACAGTGATGATCTTGTCCCGCTTGAAGCGGATGATCCGGTTGCCAGTCGAGGCCGGAATTGCAATCGTGAAGTTCGACCCGGCCGTCGCGACCGTGATCGTCCCGCCCTGTGCCCCGACGGCGAACAGCATGTTGAGCGGGGAGCTGTACGTGCCACGGTTCAGGAAGTTCCCGCCGTACGTGCGGTACTTGGCGAACGAGACAGCGGAGTAGTCGCCCGTGATGTCGCGCACGGAGCCGCCATTCGATGTGGACACCTTGAAGGCGCCCGATGTGAGGCCGGACGAGAGGACGTAGTAGCTCGTGTTCAACGAGAGGCCAGTGCCCCCGGTCAGCGTCGTGAAGTAGATGCGGTCCCCGGCGACCAGTCCGTGGCTGGCCTTGGTGACGAGGTCCGTGGACGCAGCCGCTGTCCCGCCAGAGATGATGGATGTGTCGGCGAAGTAGATGTCCTGCGGAGTCTGGCCCTCGAACGTTGGCTCGCGCATGACCATGAGCGCGGACCACGCGATGGCGAGCGCGTCGTTGTCCTCCCCGCCGTGCTGGTCCCGGTTGATGGGGGCACGGAAGCTCTTGGGCATGACGAGGGCTCGCATTGCAATGGCCCCGGCGTAGTTCGGGTCGTTGGTCGGGACCGCGAAGTACATCGGCAGGTAGCCCTTGTCACCGGGGATTTCCCGCGACGCGAGGACCGGACTCAGGGCAGCCCGGAGCTGCCAGAGATTGTCATAGCAGAGAGCCCGGGTCTTTCCGTAGACAGTGCCCGACAGGCGGATGCGCCTTGCCCCAAGGAAGGGCGTCCCGACGTCCATGCCGTCAGCCTCCGCCCGCTTTTCGGTGAACTGCACCACATCGACGTCGTCCGGGTCGAAGTCATCGACCACGCACCCGGTGATCCCCTTGCCGGTCCCGTCGCTCGCGTCGATCTGTGACGTGATGGACGAGTCATTCAGCTTGAAGTTCCGGTAGATGATGTCTTGGGTGGTGTCCATAGCTCCCCTACATGATAGACGAACGACCCCCCGGCCGCAATCCGGGGGGTCGTTCTTGGACTATGCGAGGCTCACGCCCCAGCCCTTAGAGCTGGCTCGTGTGCTCGATGCGCCGGTAGCGCGCGGGCGTGACGCCAGTGGCGTTCGTGCCCTCGCCCATGATGACCGCACCGAACATGCCCTTCCAGCCGACCTGCGAGAGCTGGTGCAGCGGGTCCGTGGTCCCGCCGGGCTCCGTGAAGTACGTCTGGATGCTTCCCCAGTCCCCGAAGGCATACGCCTCGGGGCCGAAGATGACGGCGTTGAGCACGTCGCTCACGACGTTCATCGTCAGGACAGTAGTGTCCGACGTGATGTCGATGGGCGCACCGTTCAGCGTCGCGCTGAGCTTGAACACGAGGTTCGAGGTCGGCTGGACGATGTAGTAGGTGCTGGCCGCCGTCAGGCCAG